TCGATAGCTTAAAGGTTGCAAAGATCGAATCGGGCAGCTTGCTTGAAGTGCTGGTGCTGACCCTGCTTTTCAGCTCCGCGGTCGACAAGGAAAGATGCGTCCGGTGGCTCAACGAGACGAAAATGGGAAAATACGCGAAGTATGGCCTGGGAGGCCTCCTTTTACTGCTGCTAGCCAGCGAGTCGATCACTCTCTATGACACCTTCAAAGGCAAGGGCGGGGAGGGTGAGACACCCAGCATTCAAGCCAACCACAACGTTTTGATCAATATTGGCAGTGAGGCCACGGGCGCAAGTGCTGACGAGCTCAAGGCCGCCATCGATGCAGCCCTCACAGGGGACCGGAAGAAAATGGTTCGGGCAGCGCTAGATTTCGTTCGGCCAGCATCAGGTGAAGGACGTGGCGGGCTGCATGTAGGGGAAAAGGCTACCGGTGTCGAGTTTTCTCATCAGGCCGCAACCGACGCCCCAGCCACCCCCGACTTCCGTGTGAAAGACAGCACCGTCGCCTACATCAACACAAAGCTTGAAATTCGGGCTTTGGACCGCGACAAGTCAGATAGCGGTTGGAAAGGTGCGCTTACTCAGGCGGTTGGCGAGAAAAGGCTTCCTCTGTATTTTGCTGACGGCCTCGACATTACCAAAGCAGTCACCCATGTAGCCGTTCAGGCTGACGTGGAGGTTGTGATGGCTACCGATTTCAACCGTGGGATCTTGATCCCCAAAAGTATTACCGTTACCAAGATTTACTGAGTGAATTTCATTCTCTGAAACCCGGCCTCGTGCCGGGTTTTTTTATGCCTGCGACTGGCCTTTCAAAAGACCAATAACGGAGTGATCGATGGACCCGACCGACCTCGGCCCAGGCACAGCCACCTGGCTGAGCGGAACGGGCACTGTATTGCTGGGCGGCTTCCTGTGGCTGCGCAAGTTCCTGTCGAAGGATGCCGCCGACCGAGCCATGGACAACGCTGATATCGGCACCGTCCGGCGCCTGAATGAACTGCTCGATTCCGAACGCGAAGCTCGCAAGCTGGCAGAGGCCCGTGCTGATCAGTTCGCTAAGGAGCGCAACGATCTGGCGATATCGGTTGGCCGGCTGGAAGGCAACATTCTGGCCTTGACCAGGCAGGTCGAGCAGCTGACTGACAAGGTCACCACCCAGAGCGAGGAAATCTCTCGACTCCGCGCTCAGCTTGGAGGTGCCAATTGATGGACAAATGCGCGTTGGAATTCATAGCTCGGCGCTGGTGGCGTCGAGCTGAGGTCTGGGTGATCGCCGCTCTGCTCATTGCAGGCGGGGCAGTACTGGGTTGGCAGTCCGCCTATTGGGCAATGGCCAGCACCCAGGCCCACCAGATTGACGAGATCCGGAAGGCCTATGACGCAGCCATGACCGAGCGCGACAAGCGCCTGGATGACCTGACCAGCAAAGCCGAGAGCGCCGCTACCAAGGCGTCGAGGGCAGCAACCACAGCGACTCAGGCCGCAGACAAAGCTGACGAAGCGCTGAACAGAGTGACGCAATAATGGCCAGGCTCAAGACGCTCGGCTCTCGCATCAAGGAGAGCGCAGGTTCGCGAGTCAAGGTTGTCACGCCCGGTAGCTGGCGGAGCGGCATGACCAGCTCCCAGCGTGGCTACGACTACCGATGGCAGAAGGCGCGAGAGCAGTACCTCAGAGAACATCCGCTCTGCGTCTACTGCGAACGAAACGGACGTACGACTGCGGCACGGGTGGTCGACCACATCTTTGCTCACCGTGGAGACATGGTTCTCTTCTGGGATCAGACCAACTGGCAGGGTCTCTGCAAGCCTTGCCACGACTCCGTCAAGCAGGCCGAGGAGGCGTCGGGGCTGAGTGGTTGAGGTGTCAGCGGATCGAAGAAACCCCGCGCGGCGCCATAGAGGCACGCCAGTGACGTGCTGCGGAAGGGGTAGGGGGGGTCAAAAGCTAGGGATTCTCATCTAGCTAGACCGCCTCCGATCGCACGTACAGATTTTTTTCCTCCACAGGATTTTTGTTAAATGGCTTTAACATCCCGAAAGCGTGCCTTCGTCGCTGCGCTGAGGGAAGGTGCGTCCAAAAAAGACGCAGCGATCGCTGCCGGATACTCAGAGAAGACGGCATCCGCAGCTGGATCACGGCTCGCGAAAGATCCCGATGTAGTGGCCGAGCTGAACAAGCTACAGGCACTCGGCCTGCTACCTACAAATGTTAAAGAAAATGTTAAAACCGGCATTAACAAAAAGGCCCAGGCCAGTACCAAGCAGGGACCAAAGCCCGAGGCTGGTAGCGCGCCTCAAAGCGTTGAGGGCGAGTGGGAGCCGGCAGGGTTTGATCTGTCAGCCGCGCTTTCGCACAAGGACCCGAAGGACTTTCTGCTCGCGGTCATGAACGACCTGGGTACTGATGCCAAGTTGCGTGTTGACGCTGCCAAGGCGCTGATGCCGTTCATTCATCCCCGCAAAGGAGAGAGCGGCAAGAAAGAGCAGGCCAAGGACAAGGCTGCTGAGGCCGCCACCGGTAAGTTCGGCTCTCGCCGCGGCCCGCTGCGGGCGGTGAAATGATGAAGTGGACAACGGCATGTCCCGACTGGGAAAAGCGCATCGTAGCCCGCCAGAGTCTGATTCCTTTCGAGCCATTGTTCCCCGCTGAAGCGGAGGAGGCGCTCGAGGTCTTCGGTGCGCTGCGCATGGTTGACGCCACCGGCAGCCCGCTTATGTCCGAGACGGTGCGCGATTGGGTCAACCAGTTCGTTGCGGCAATCTTCGGCGCGTATGACCCGGATGAGGGGCGGCGCCTGGTCAGCGAATTCATGCTGCTGATCAGCAAGAAGAACGGAAAATCGACCATCGCCGCCGGCATCATGCTGACGGCGCTGATCCTCAACTGGCGCCCCTCTGGTGAGTTCATCATCCTGGCGCCTACGAAAGAAATCGCCGATAACTCTTACATCCCGATCCGCGACATGGTCCGCGCGGATGAAGAGCTATCTGCACTTCTCAAGGTACAGGATCACCTGCGCACCGTGACTCATTACCAGACCAACGCCACCTTGAAAGTCGTCGCGGCTGATAGTGAGACGGTGTCGGGCAAGAAGGCCATCGGCGTGTTCATCGATGAGTTGTGGGTATTCGGCAAGCGGGCCAACGCCGAAGCCATGCTTCGCGAAGCCACCGGTGGCCTGGCCTCCCGGCCCGAAGGGTTCATCATTTGGGCCACTACCCAGTCCGATGCGCCGCCTGCAGGTGTGTTCCGCCAGAAGCTCATGTATGCCCGCAAGGTCCGAAACGGCGAAATCGTCGATAAGTCGTTCCTGCCGGTTCTCTATGAGTTTCCGAAATCGATGCTCGATGCGGGAGCGCACCGCGAAGTCGGCAACGCTTACATCACCAACCCAAATCTGGGGCTGTCGGTTGATGAGCCATTCATCGAGCGCGGTTACGCCCAGGCGCAGATGGATGGGGAGGAATCGTTTCGTGGCTTCCTGGCCAAGCATCTCAACGTCGAGATCGGCCTGGCGCTTCTTTCTGACCGCTGGGCAGGCGCTGATTTCTGGGAGCAGCAAAGCTCGGACCTCTGCAAAACGCTTGAGGATCTGATAGCGCGCTGCGAGGTTATCGACATTGGTGTCGACGGTGGCGGGCTTGACGACCTGCTGGGGTTCGCCGCCGTGGGTCGAGAGCGTGAAACTCGCCGCTGGCTGGTGTGGACCCGGGCATGGGCTCACCCATCAGTGCTGGAGCGCCGCAAGGCCGAGGCACCTCGTATCCGCGACTTTGCCAATGACGGGCACCTTCGGCTGGTTGAGAGGATCGGCAACGACATTGATGAAGTTGCCGAGCTTGTTTCACAGGTTGAGGTCTCTGGGTTGCTGGATAAGGTCGGCCTCGACCCGGCGGGGGTGGGCGCGATCCTCGATGCACTCGAATTCGCAGGCATCCCGCGCGAGAAGATCGACGGTATCTCGCAAGGTTGGCGGCTTGGCGGTGCAATAAAAACGGCTGAGCGAAAGCTGGCCGAAGGCACCTTGCTGCACGGTGGTCAGCCGATGATGGCCTGGTGCTGCGGTAACGCGAAGGTTGAGCCCCGCGGCAACTCGATCCTGATTACAAAGCAAGCAAGCGGCTCGGCGAAGATTGACCCGCTGATGGCGCTCTTCAACGCCGTGACACTGATGGCCCTGAATCCTGCGGGCCAAGGTGGCATGGACAATTTCATGGCTGGCATTCGGGATCCATTGATCGCATGAGCGCATTCCACTACTTCATCGCCAGTGCACTGGTTGCCTTCTGTCTAGCCTGTGCAGGCGTCTGGATGCTGGCCGGCACCGGCTGGGCGCTGCTGACGGGCGCTGTCAGCTTCTTCTGCATCGCCGCCTTTATCCGCCGAGGTCTCACCGATGGTTAAGACACTGTCGCAAGCGCTTGGCGCTGCAGCGGTAAAGCCCAGCGCGAGCATGGGGGAATGGGTCGGCAAGAAGATCCGACTTTCGGATGGCGGTTTCTGGAGCAGCTTTTCGGGGGGGCAATCGAGCAGTGGTAAAGCCGTCACCGTCGACAAGGCCATGCGTCTCTCAACAGTGTGGGCGTGTGTACGGATCATCTCCACCTCGGTCGCCGGTCTACCGCTGAGCATCTACAAGCGCATGCCTGACGGCAGTCGAGAAAGCGCTCGGGACTTTCCGCTGTACGACGTGGTGCACACCAGCCCGAATGAGGACATGGCAGCGTTCCACTTCTGGCAGTCGGTAGTCGCGTCCATGTTGTTATGGGGCAATGCTTACTGCGAAATCCATCGCTCCGCTGGCCGTGTCATTGCGCTGGACTTTCTGATGCCATCGCGGGTTGACCCGGAATATGACGATGATGGTCGGCTGAGGTACTGGTTCAGGCCGCGCAAAGGCACTCGCCGGGAGATCCAGCCGCAGGACATGCTGCATATTCCCGCTTTCACCCTTGACGGGCGC